AAGCAGTCTCATGAGTTTTGTGATCAGTTGCATTGCAGTGTTGGTATTCACAGGACTAACGGCTTATGATAGCCAGCAACTAAAAGAAGAATACATGAGTCAAGGTGCAGTTTATGGTTTTGACAGTGCTGCCAAAAGCAGTATTTTTGGAGCACTTACTCTTTACCTGGATTTCATCAATATTTTTGTTCACTTAATGAACCTCATTGGTGATAGAAAATAAACCTCAGCTACTAGCTGGTAAACGACATCCTAGAGTCTTGCAAGACTCTAGGATTTTCTATTAAGACTGACAGGTAATACCAATACTCATTTATTCAAAACTAACTGTAACGATTCTGTTAGTATTTCTGCTATTTGATTCTTTTTAGAATAATCTATTCTTAACAGGGGAATACCTTTTATCTTACAATAACTGGTTTTTATTTGGTCATTCTCTTGCGCATACTTCAATAGTAATTTGCCCCTGTCCTGATCCTTTATTTTAATGGGTCTGAAATGACCTTCTCCATCATATTCAATGCAAATGTGGTAATCAGGCAAGTAAAAATCAAACTTCAAGCATCTCACTCTCTTGCAATCTGGAAATTTGTGTTGTGCTATATATCTTATGTTATTTGCATCTAGGAAAGCTCTAATAGCGTCTTCCCCTTTACTACTTGCACATTTAGGGCATCCAACGCCACCTAAATGGCTTTGAGCTAGCTGTTTAAATTCACCATGCTTACGGCAAATGATGATAACCTTATTTGTGTTATTGTACATTTCCACTTTAGAGTAATTAAATTTGTCTCCGTGAACTTTTTGGGCTTCAAGTATAAATTTCTCTTTGGTGAATGATAGAGCTCTTCCTATAGCTTCATTGCCACAAGATGGGCATCCATGTTTGCTCTTTAAATGTAGCCAAGCTATCATCTTGAAGATGCCATGTGTTGGACATGTAATAACCAACTCAGATTTCATATTATTATATTCAGAATTATCATAATTAAATTTGTTTCCATGAACAGTTTCACAACGCCTTATATATGATTCCTTAGTAAAACGCCGAGAACCTGTGAAATTGCTTTGACTACATGCAGGGCACCCAGTAGTTGATGCAGAATGGACCCAAGGTATCATTTCAAATGGACCATGATCAGGACACAAAATGGTTATTGGGGTATTGGCATTAATATATTTTGAGTTACTATAGTCGAACCTGTTGTCAAATTTTTTGTGAACTTGATTGAGAAATTTCTGCCATCTTGTAGACAGAGACTTGGTATGCGTGTAAATACCCATGTGCTGTAACTCCTATTCAGTTATAGAGCCGGTGGATGCGGTCAACATCGCGATCGGCACATGTATTTAGCACTTGATCTTCGCAACCCACACTGCTATAATCAATGCATTAAGGAGATCTCATGCCCCAAGATGATATTAAGAAGCTCACCCCGTATGCTCACGTGCGACTACGCACATCGATGTATTATGGCCAAACTACTGCTCACACTCAACCTGTTATCAACTATTCAGCAGATTGCCCGTGTGTCAAAGACTACACATGGGTACCAGCAGTGTTCAGCACCCTTAGAGAAATTTGGGAGAATGCCTTGGATGAAGTAGTTGCGCACGGGCATGGCAGTCGCATTGACATTACCTATGATCCGCAACAACTGACGTTCTCCGTAAGCGATGATGGCCGAGGCATTCCCATTGATTGGGACCCTGAACACAAATGCCATAAAGCCACGCTGGCACTAAGTGAACTCATGAGTGGCCGAAACTTTGACGAGCGTACCAACACAGCAGGCATGAATGGTATTGGGGCCAGTGGCGTAAACTTTTGCAGTGAATGGTTTCGAGTTGATATTACACGAGACGGCCAGCGGTTTCAACAAAACTTCAGTGAAGGCAGTGAAATATTTGGAGATGCACTGCAAATAAGTGATCCCAAAATAACTCGTAAACAAGGTCGCACAGGCACTGGTGTTAGTTGGAAACTCAGCAAGCGAGTGTTTGCTTGCTGCGAACTGCCCTTGGAGTTTGTGCGCAATCGTGTAGTGGAACTTGCTGCTGCCAACCCTGCTGTGAAGTTCACATTCAACGGTGATGCTGTGAAAGTTAAAAATGTCGAGCGGGGGTTGTTTGGCAATCGCGAAACATTCAGCATTCTAGCTGAAACGGAATCTGCAGGCTTTCGCAGTCAGTTTGTGATTGTTCCCAACTTCACTGCGCAGGGCGATCATGCACACAGCATGGTCAACAACATACCAGTGTTTAACGGTGGCAGCCATATCGACAGTTTTCGCAAGCACTTTGTCAGCAATCTACTGCAAGCTCTAGCAAAAGAAAGTCGGCGCAGATCTCTTGTTCCCAACAGGAGTGATATTTTAGAAGGACTTTTAATCTACAACATCACTAAAATGAATCGGCCGGACTTTGACAGTCAAAGCAAAACTCGACTGATTAATGAAGAAGTAGATGCTTGGATTCGTGCTGCATGTGAGGATGAAAAGACTTGGAAAAAAATCATTCGTGACAACAGCACATGGATCGACAGCATCTACGCACGCTGCGCAGCTAGAACACAGAAAAAAGACGATGCAGATGTTGCCAAGCTGGCACGCAAGGTTCTCCGCACCAAAGTGCCCAAGCTCATGGATGCAACTGGCAAAGATCGCACCAAATGTATTTTGATGCTAACGGAAGGCGACTCGGCTGTTAGTTCTGTAGCTGCTGTGAGAAATCCCGAAATACACGGTGGCTTGCCTTTACGAGGTAAAATCCTCAATGTGCGTGGAGAAAGCAACAAAACAGTTCTAGACAATGCCATTTTGCAAGATATCATGAGCAGCATTGGTTTGACACTGGGTCAACAGCCACGGCGCGAGGACTTGCGATATGGACAAGTTTGGATCACGTGTGATGCTGACACCGACGGTGCTAACATCATGGCGCTGTTAGTGAACTTTTTCCATGTGTATTGGCCATCACTGTTTGATCCACAGAAGCCGGCATTTTTCCAAGTATTCAGCACGCCGTTTATTATTCAAGAAGACACGAAGAAAAACCGGCACTATTGGTATAGCGATGATTGGTTGAACTATCAAGCACAAGATTGGCAGGGCTGTCCCAAACCCACAAGAGCCAAGGGCTTGGGCAGTTTGGAAGAACAAGATTGGAACAACAGTTTGAATAAACCTAGATTGATTGCCTTGCAAGATGATGGTAAACTAGCAGAACTTCTAGACTTGCTTTTTAATGACAAAAAAGCCGATCAACGCAAAGCTTGGATGAGTATTTAAAATGAGCACAACTACAACCAGTGATTTTATCAATACCAGTAGCAGAGAATACGCCATCTACACAGCACAAAACCGTGCCATTCCCAGTGTATGTGATGGATTAAAAGACGGCCAGCGCAAAATGCTGTGGCTCATGCGCACACGATCTGAAAAGGTCAAGACCATCAGCCTTGCCGGCCAGGTAATTCAAGAGGGTTTTTTCGTTCACGGAGACACATCAGCAGCAGAAACAATCAGTCGCCTAGCTGCGCCCTATCTCAACAATGTGCCTTTGCTGGAAGGCATTGGTGCATTTGGCACACGAGTGGGTCCCGACAGTTGGGGTGCTCCGCGATACACTTATGTCAAACGTCATGCAGTTGCACAAGCCCTGCTTTACAGCGATTTGGATCTTGTTCCTCAAAAGCCCAACTATGATGGATCAGTTTTGGAACCTGTGAACTTTTTGCCTTTGATTCCACTTGTGCTGTTGAATGGTGTAAGTGGCATTGCTGTGGGCTGGAGCACTGATATTTTGCCTCATAGTTTGGAGTCCCTGATTGACGCAGTTGTTGCAGCTATTGATCAAAAACCTCTGCCAGTCTTGATTCCCAGTTATGATTTTCTACAAGTAAATGTTCGTGATCTCGGCGGCAACGGCTATGAGTTCCAAGGCCAAGTGGATATCGTGAGTTCCACTTTGTTGAAAGTAACTGAGCTGCCACCAGATCTCAGCTTGGAGAAGTTTCGTGCTAGGCTGAATCAAATGGAAGACGACGATCTCATCCACAGTTACACTGATCGCAGCACAAAAACTATTAACATTGAGATACGCATGAAGCGTGGCAGCATGGAATCTTGGACACAAGAACAGGCTGTGAACTTTCTCAAACTGCGCAGCAAAAGCACGCAACGTTTGGTAGTCTTGGACTTCAATAACACCAGTATTCGTCAGTTTGCCAACTCAGGAGAACTTGTGCAGGCATTTGTGGAATGGCGTTTGACTTGGTACACCAAGCGATATCTAAAACTTATTGAACAAGCACAACGCGATTTGACTTGGTATCAAGCCCTCAAGCTATGTTACGATCAAAAACTACCGGTATTTTTGCCACAAGCTGCCAACAAGCAGGCTATTGCGGAACGGGTGCAAAAAATCACCAGCAAGCTGCCTATTGATGCTGATCAAATTGACCGCATCACACAACTTCCCAGCTATCGGTGGGCACAAGATCAATACCAAGACACATTAGACAAAATCGCCGAACAGGAAAAGCTGCTTGCACAGTATCAAGCAATGTTGGCAAGTCCCGCTGCATTGCGAAAGCAATATCGACAGGAAGTCACAGCACTGAAAAAACTTAAACTTGTTCATAAATAACTCATGTTGACGGAAGAAATAACTGGTGAACCCCCGCGTCGTGCAGCTGGTGTGTTGATACATGCAGAAGACACAAATAGATTTTTGTTTGTCAAGCGCAGCGATTTTGTAAACCATCCAGGCACTTGGAGTGTGCCCGGAGGTTTCAGTGAGCCCGGTGAAACTTCCTGGCAAACTGCATCACGTGAATGCCAAGAAGAAATAGGGCAAGATATTGCAGCTTGGCCTCATGTTAAAATCTGGCAACAGCGTGTGGCTTGGCCAAAAAGTCAATACATGCTGTTGGCTTGTGCTGTGGATTTGGAATTCTCCTGTAAGCCCAACTGGGAAATAAGTGAGTTTCGCTGGTGCTCGATAGATGAAGTTCCTGAACCGCAGCATCCCGGTTTAACTGCTGCCTTGAGCAACGATCAAGCGGCGGAAATTCTACGGAAGTTTCTCA